TCTACGCGGATGTTTCGGAGGTCGGAGACTTCCGGGAGCTGGTGGATCGTGTCGAGGCCACCAAGAGGTGGTTCGCGAAGCTGCCCGCGAAGGTGCGGGCGGCGTTCGGGAACGATGCGGTTGCTTTGATGGATGCGATCGGGGACCCGGATCAGCAGGCGAAGCTCGAGCAGCTCGGGCTGATCGGGAAGAAGGTCGAGGAGGCGAAAGCCGAGCTCGAGGCGGCCGGGAGTCCGCCGGCGTAGGCACACTGGGTACTTGATGTAAGTGTGCCAGATGACACCAAGTTGGTTTTGGTTCATCTGAGGGGAGTTGAGAGGGGGCCCGGGGAGACCCGGACCCCCTTTCGTTTACTTCTTCTTCTCTCCGCGCTCCTGCAGCTCCTTGAGCCCTGCGATGAGCTTTTGCGTCTGTTCGACGGCGCGGGTCTGGCGGATCAGTTTCGATTCCGCCCTGTTGATCTCCATCTGGATTTCGTGGAACGTGAGCATATTTCCTCCTGGGGTGAGTGGGGGCCCCGTTTTGGGGCCCCCGGTGTATTCTACCATTCGTTCTCGGGACAGTCTAGTCTGATTGCTGCGTCTTTGATCTGCTCGAGGGCGAGCAGTAGGCATTTGCGTTCCCAGTCGTGTTTTGCGTCTCCCAGTTGAGCGTTGATTTCCTTTTGCATCTCGAGGATTGCTTCTTTTAGGTTTTCCATGATGCCTCCTGTGTTGTTTTTGTTCTCTCTTAATTATATCATGTCGCGTGCGCGTGCGCAATATGCGCGTGTGCGTGCGTTTGTAAATGTTATGTAAAGCAGCTAAGCTGCGTGAGGCATCGATTGTCTTTGCGCCTCCGGCGCTCTTTCCTTGATAGCGGCTGTACAAGTTGTTAGGATAGATCGCGTGCAGCGATCCTTTTTTCATTCTCGAGGAGGTTCTATGCGTAGGTCCGGGATGGGTAGTTCCCATTCGAAGAAGGTGTTCTCTCGGGGTGCGCGTCGTGTGCACCCGAAGAACGTGGCCGGTCGCCCCATGCGGGGCGGTATCCGGCTCTAGTTGCCGTGTTTTCGTCCGCTCCAGGCGTATCGGATCGGCGGAGCGATCCGGTTTCGGAAGCCTCGGGGAGATTCCGAGGCGTTGCGTTTGCCGTGCGGTCGTTGCATTGGCTGTCGGTTAGAGCGGAGTCGGCAGTGGGCCGTGCGGTGTATGCACGAGGCCTCGCAGTGGGAAAACAATGTTTTCGTGACGCTTACGTATGACGACGAGCATTTGCCGGAGGATCAGGGTCTTGACGTCCGGGAGTTTCAGTTGTTCGCGAAGCGACTGCGGAAGCAGCGCCCAGGTGACACTGTGCGGTATTTCCATTGTGGGGAGTATGGGGAGCAGATGCAGCGTCCCCATTATCACGCGTTGTTGTTCAACGTAGATTTTCCGGATAAGGTGCCGTGGCGCTCAGACACATTTCGGAGTGCGGAATTGGAGCGTTTGTGGCCCTTGGGTCACTCCGAGTTCGGGAGTGTGACGTTCGAATCCGCGGCGTACGTTGCGCGGTACTCGCTCAAGAAGTTGACGGGTCAGGCTGCGATCGAAGGGTACCGTCGGTTTCATCTTCGGACAGGCGAGGAAGTCACTGTAGCGCCGGAGTACGCCACGATGTCGAGAGGCGTAGGCGCGTCGTGGCTGGAGCAGTATGCGGATGAAGTGTATCCGCTTGATCGTGTGGTTTCTCGTGGTCGTGAAGCAAAGCCTCCTCGGTACTACGATAAGAGACTCGAGGAGGTGGACCCGGTTCTGGCTGTGGAGATTCGGACAGACCGGGCTCGTGATTTCAATCACGAGAACGCAACTGAGGCGCGGTTGCGGGTGCGTGAAGTGTGCGCGGAAGCGCGGTTAAACCTTTTCAAAGGGAGGTCGCTGTGAAAGTCGGTTTCCTGGTTCTGTTGGCGGTGTATGACGCCAAGGTACAGTTGTTCATGCAGCCTTTTTTCGCGCGCTCGAGCGCGGAAGGGATGCGGATGTTCGCGGACGAGGCGAAGCACCCCGACGGTCAGATCGGGCAGCATCCCGAGGATTTCAGCCTGCACCGGCTAGGTGAGGTGGACCAGACGAATGGGATGCTGATCGCCGAGGTGGCGCCGGTGCCCCTGGCTACTGCGCTGGAGCTCGTGGCGAGGTTGCAGGCCGTCTCGTGAGGATGCCCTCGGTGATGGGCCACACCTTTTCTCAGGTCCCGAGCGTTCAGATTCCGAGGTCGCAGTTCAGGCGCAACTTTGGGAATAAGTTCACGTTCGATGCGGGGTACCTCGTGCCGGTGTTCGTCGACGAGATCATCCCGGGCGATACCTTCGATTGCCGGATGACGGCGATCACGCGGATGCTGTCGCCACTCGAGCGTCCGATTATGGATAATATGTTTCTGGAGTCGTTCTTCTTTTTCGTTCCCAATCGGTTGGTGTGGAACAACTGGCAACATTTCTGTGGTGAGCTGACGGACCCGGGGGACCTGGGGACGGATTACACCATTCCGATCATGACCGCGACGACGGTCGCGGAGAGTTCGCTGGGCGATTATTTCGGTTTGCCGACGGTGGGTCAGGCGCCCGGGGCCTTTCAGTTCAATTCGTTGCCGTTCAGGGCCTACAATCTGATCTACAACGAGTGGTTCCGTGATCAGAACTTGATTGACAGCGTCGTCGTGGATAAGGACGACGGGCCGGATGCGATCGCGGACTATGTGCTGCTGAAGCGCGGGAAGCGTCACGACTACTTCACGTCGTGTCTGCCCTGGCCTCAGAAGGGTACGGCGGTGTCTCTGCCGCTTGGTACGTCCGCTCCGGTGTTCACCACGGGTGCCGATGCCGCGACGGTGGCGATCGGTCAGGGTGCGACGGCGACCGCGGGTATCGCGGACTTGGATTCGTCCGGTGCGGCGTTGCTGGTCGGTGCGAACGCTCCGGCGTCGATCAACGTGTTTGCCGACCTGGCGGATGCTACCGCGGCCACGATCAATCAGCTGCGTCAGGCGTTCGCGGTGCAACGTCTCCTCGAGCGGGACGCCCGAGGGGGCTCCCGGTATACGGAGATCGTGCGAGCTCACTTCGGGGTTGTGAGCCCGGACGCGCGTCTACAGCGCCCCGAGTATCTCGGTGGCGGCTCGACGATGATTCAGGTGTCGGAGATCCAGCAGAACAATCAGGGCGTGAGCGGTGCGGCCCTGGAGACCCCTCTGGGTACGCTGGCGGCTCAGGTGAAGGCCGGTGCGATGGGTCATGGTTTCGTGAGGTCGTTCGTGGAGCACGGGTACGTCATCGGGATCGTCTGCGTGCGTGCGGATTTGACGTACCAACAGGGGATGGACCGCATGTGGTTCCGGTCCACGCGGGAGGATTTCTACTGGCCGGCGCTGTCGCATATCGGCGAGCAGGCGGTGCTTTCTCGTGAGATTTACACGGACGGGACGACGAACGACGACAACGCGGTGTTCGGGTATCAAGAGCGCTACGGCGAGTATAGGTACAAGCCGTCGAAGATCGGCGGTAAGCTGCGGTCGACGGCCACGGGGACGCTCGACATTTGGCATCTGTCGCAGGAGTTCTCGGCGCGGCCGACGCTGAATCAGGCGTTCATCGAAGAGGACCCGCCGCTGGATCGTGTGTCTGCGGTGTCTACTGAGCCGCATTTCGTGATCGACACGTATTTCGATTTGAATTGTGCCCGGCCCATGCCCCTGTTCGGGGTTCCGGGCATGATCGATCACTTCTGATGGATCCGATGACGTTGGGTCTCGTCTACGGCGGCGTCTCGAGTGCCGCCGGGTTGGCGCAAGGTCTGCTGACGGGTGCTGGTTCGTGGCGTACGAATTACGAGAACCGCCAGCTCGTGCGTCAGCAGATGTCGTTTCAAGAGCGGATGAGTAATACGGCGTATCAACGCGCCGTTGGCGATGCTCGGAGCGCCGGGCTCAACCCGGCTCTGTTGTACCAGCAGGGGGGCGCGAGCTCCCCTGCTGGGGCTTCGGCGCATATGGAAAATGCGCTGGGGGCTGGTGTGTCCGCCTATCAGCAAGCGAAGATGCAAGCGCAGGAGATGCGCGAGTCTCAGAGCAGGGCGGACTTGAACCGCGAGCAGCGGTTGACTCAGTTAGATCAGCAGGATTTCTTGCGTTCGCAGAAGGCGAACATGGATTTAGATACCGAGATTCGTCGGTATGATTTGCCGTCGGCTCGTGCGATCGCTCGGACGTATGAGGGTCGCGTCGGTCAGGTGTTGTCGTTTGCCGATCGGTTGAAGTCGTTGGTTCCTTTGCAGCCGCTCCGGCTGCAGAGCAATTCTGCTCGTTCATTGAGGAGGTAGGCCGTGGGTACGTTCAAACAGTCGAGGCGTCCGACGGTGGATTGTTCGGTCATGCCCTCGAGGACGGTTCAGTCGGAGAAGCAGAGCTGCGACATTAACTACATCGTGTCGCAGTATCGGAAGACGGTCGTGTTGCCTC